CACGGGGTGCCCAACCAAACCAGTCTTTTGTGTATTGGTAGTCACTCATTTTTTGGTCCTCTTCTTGATTGCAGGCAAACCGATCGGCATCGAGTCCCTTGCGTCCATCATTGCATCAGCAAACCGATACGCCTCTTCGGCTACGCCCTCCTCATCCCTGATGATCAAAGCGCACATGGCAAGACCAGCAAAGATATCCCTCAAGGTATCCTTATCATGATCCGTCATTAGGATTCTCCAAGGCCAAGATCTGATCCGATAGAACGGCTCCGATATCCCGGCCATTAACGGCTACCATCTGCGCCTCTTTACAGTCGAACACAACCTTGGCCGCATCCCTGATGCCCTTGTTGTATCCACCCTTGAAAGAGTCATTGCCATTGATCATCACAGTAATAGCATCCCGAATCATCGTGGACGCCTTTCGCTCCTTGGCAAGGGCCTTGATCTTTACAAACATTTCCTCAGGCAAATAGACTGAGTAAGGTACTAATTTCTTTTCCATGTTTCATATTCCTTTTGTATTTTTTCTAGCCTCTTTCGGGCTTGCTCATCGGTCTTTAGTTCTGATCTAGACTGAACCCCAAGGGCATCCCGCATCCAGTCGGTCGCTTCCTTCTCGTTCTTGGTGATGATCTGCGTGTCATCAAACAAGTAGTCCCAAAAGGTAGGGTCGCGGCACAACAGGCCAGCAATACGCACGTACTTATTGCCGTCAAATTCCTGCGGATCCATCGGGGTTTCGTCTACACCTATACGAACCATGACCACCTGATACCTAGCCCCCACAAAGTGGCGCAGCAGGTCTTCAGGTATATCGTCAGGGTGCAAAGACAGGGTAAGAACGTAGCCGGTCTTATCCTGTTTCAGCGCAACCTTGACGGCCTCAAAGTTCATGGTCTTCATCTAGCCCCCTTAGAAAGGAACGTCTTCGTCAGGAGCAACTGGCGCTTGTGGTTTGACATACGGCTCAGATGCCTTCATCGATATGCACTCCTTGCCGTTGATCTCTTTCTTCCAACCCGCGATCGATATCTTTACTGGGTCTTCGCCCTTGCTGATCAGCGCCTGAAGCAGGCTCTTCTCAATCAGGATGTCGCCCTTGATATCTGGGTGGGTATCTGACTTCTTGTATTCGTTGGGCCACAGAGTGCCGGTGTTTGGTTTGGGTATGTAAGCCATTATTCTTCCTTAAATTTGTTTTTAACTTTGGTGAACTCTTCCATCAACTTCTTGAACCACTCAGGATCCCGTGACTTGGCCTCGTCAAACAGAGACTTGTTAGCCTTGAACACAGCCATGACATCTTGATCTTTCTCAGCAAAACGCAGTAGCGTCGTGGTCGATGCCCATACAGCATCAAACCAGTCAGCCTCATTGGCGTCGGGCTTCATTGTTATTTTGATACCCCAGTCCTTTGGCCCCTCTTCCTTTACTACTGGCTTTGGCTGAGGCTTAGGCTCGGGCTTGGGTTCTACCTTGGGTTCTGCCTTGACGCTCCCTGTTGTGGCATCGAGGGCATCGTGCTCAACGATCTCAAAGGCAGCCGTCCATAGATAGCGGCGCAGATAGGTCTGCACAGCACCAAGGTTCTGAACATCATGACAACCCTTGAGTTCGGCCTTAGACATGGGGGAGGTGAATACTATGCAGTCGTTGGTCTCAACGTCATAGATATTCAGGTAGGCCAAATCATTGGTGTAAGACACCACGCCACACAGCCCAGCCTCATGGCAGATATTCTGAATCGCCGGGAGGAAGTCTCCCAGTTCAAAGTATTCGTACCCCGCAAACTTATTCTTGCCGGACTTGGTTAACTTCGTGTTTTGAAGTTTGATCCTAGCGGTTTGTAACTTTTTATAAACGCTCACTTTCTACCTCCATTAATTTTTGTAAGTAATGGGCGGCCTTTTGTAAATCCTGTATCCCGCCCTTCTCCTTGTACCTAGACACATACTTGATAACGCAACCCTCCAAGTACCCCAAGTTATTTGAAGCAATGTAATCCCAAGGCTGGATTGCCTTGTTCTTGTAGTGGTCTCCACCCACCTGATTGGCATTGGCTAGTCTTGGAATATCGATATTCCTAAGTTGCTCTAGCGTCATAGACTCTCCTGATATTCGCGCCATTGCTGGCAACGATGGTTGACTGGGCAGAAACTTTCACACCGAGTGCGACTGCCCGGACGCACCTCGATCTCGTAACCCTTACCGGCCTTCTCCAAGGCGGCATTGGCATCTTCTTCAGACTCATGGACAGACTTAGCCCGGACACCGCCGGTCTTCTTAACCGCCCACATGGTTGGCTTTTCCCACATCTCATCGGGCGTACAGGGAGGTAGGTCGCCTTCAGTCTCCATTGCAAACTCACAGGCCGAGTGCTCATTGATCCGGCTACGGATGAAGGCAAGCCGCTCTTCCATCGGCCATAGTTTTATGGGGATCTCCTTGATCGGCGCTTCCGGGTATCCCTCACGATTAGCGGCATCCCTGCGACTCCAGTCCCGGATGATGGCTACGATACCCACCGAGGTCACGGGCGTCTTCTTGACCGTCTCAACAAGCCACGCATAGATGTTTAACTGGTACTCCCACTCGATCTTCTCATTCATGACCGCCCATACGGAGGTGGTCTTGTAGTCACGGATATCAATCCCGGCCTCATTGATGATCTGTAGATCGATCGCCCCGGAGATATTCCACCCATCGACTTCGGCATGGAGGCGCTCCTCAACCCTATGGTTGTCATCCTTGCCATGCTCTAGGACGCCGTGGACAGCCGTGCCAAAGATAGACCAGACCATCTCCGAAACGTCCTGCTCGATCTCGTCATCGAACTTCTTGGTTAGGGCTACAATCTTGGGGCTGTTGATTAACTGTGTTACTGAGAGGTGCGCCTTGCCCTTGGAATAGGTAGGCCGGTGCAAAATGTTGACAAAGGTCTGCGGTATGTTGAACCGATTAGTAAGTTTCAAGTTTTTCTCCTAGCAATAGACAACTGAATTATGATGTAAAATAAATACCATGTCAACAGGTTGTACCCATTGATTGTCATCTGCTATAAAATGTCACTATAACAGGTGTTATAGTTAGAATCTTTAATGAAATCAATAACTTAGGAGAAAATTTCTTGCACATTCAACTGTTACTACCTTGGATACCTAGTGTTAACCACTACTGGGGGCAGTCAGGAAAGCACAGATTTATTGGAAAGAAAGGCAAGGAATTTCGCATCGCTGTAGCGGAGGCAGCGGCTGATGCAAAGGTTGAACCACTGGAGGGTAGGCTGGCTATCCATGTGGCGCTCTTCCCACCAGACAAGAGGAAGAGGGATATTGATAACGTCTTAAAGGCTTTGCTAGACGCCTTAGAACACGCAGGCTGTTACGAAAACGACAGCCAGATTGATGAGTTACACGTAATCCGCCAAGAGGTAAAGAAGGGCGGCGGCTGTACTGTCATCATCCTGCCTATAGATTAGCCATCTCCCTTAGGGACTTCAGATCTATGTTCTGTAGGATCTCCCGCTCGATCGCCTTGAGTTCCCGGATCTGCTCGGCCTTCTCTGAGGCAGACATCTGGTCAGCGGCTGTGACCCGGGAAATTTCCCGGCGAATCTCGGTAAGGTTCTTGGTGATCTTATTGACCGCCTTAGCCATCCCAACACGAGTGAGGTTGGTCTCATCGGCCAAGAACTCCTCAATCTCATGGGGGCTGCGCTTCTTCAGGTCATTCAGGGTATTGACAGCCGTAGATACCTCATCTCTCAAGACGTAGAAATCATTCTTCAGGGCGGTCTCGTACTCCTTGGATACGAACCCACTGGTACCCGGCAGAGCAGCCACGGCCTCCTTAAATGACAGAGCGGGTCTAGGAACCTCAGGATCGTTGTGTAAGGCGAAGTTGGTCGTGTATAGCATCAACCCCCCTGCCGAGCCAAGCATCCCCCGCATCAAGTGATCCACCGCTATTGGGGATATCAGCCCAGTCTGACCAAATAACTTAGCCAACTCAGATGTGCTGTCGTTGAACTGCCGCGCAGTCTCAAGACCCTGCTGGTAGGTTCCAACCAGAGGACGGCCTTGGAAGAAATTGTAGTTAATGCCGACTTCAAATGCCGGTTTGATAGCCTGTGGGAAAACGGTCGGGCTGAAAAATGCGTTACCCAAGGCGGCCTTCATAGAGTCCCTAAACTTACGGCCATCTGATGCACCGTTGTCCGTCATAAGCATGTACATATGTTCAGTAATAATCTTCGGGATAGAGAAGATATCTGAACGGATTGGGATAGATAGCCCAGTCCCGGGGATCATGAACAGGCGATCACGCATGACCGAGGGCTTATTCAAATAGTCCTCGTCATCTCCAACCATCATGGCGTAGATCAAAGATAGAGTCATCACAGAGGCCGTGGTGGCCGCCAGAGTTCCAAGGGCTGCCTTACGCTCAGTAGGAGATATGCCCACCCCTGAGATCGTTCTATAGGCTACGTGCTGGGCTGCTAGGTAGGCGTTAAAGAATGGGATCACCTGACCCATCGCGGCCAACTCTTTGCTGCTCCCGCGATTACGAAAGTTAATTATGTTAAAGGCTTTCTCAAGGGCCTCGGCACGGC